TCGGGACAACTCATTTTTCAGGATGTTTCTTCACAACAATAGTAAACAACCTGATCAATGAGCTGTACATTCGGTACTGCTTCTCCAAATTGTGTCCTGAATTAATCTTCAGTGAACACGTCCGCCTCAAGGTTCTCGGAGACGACCACATCTATTGCTTCAGTGATGAAGCAGCTGGACGTTGTCGCCCCTGGGACATTCGTGAACAAATGGAAAAGTTGGGTCAGACGTATACGTCAGACCGCAAAAACGAAGAACTTGGTAACGAGTTCCGCGCTTTTGAAGACATAACTTTTCTGGGTGCTCACCCCATTGAGATGTTCGGACAGTTCACCGGAGCATTGAAGAAGGAAACTCTTGAAGAGACACTGCACTGGACAAGAAACAAGAATTTGACCATTTTCCAAGAAGCCAAAACAGCCATCGAGTTAGCGTCAGCGTGGGGTGAGGATTACTACTATTCTTACTCTACTAACACCAACAGAGCACTCTCGAGTGCAATGTGCGACACTGTACCGGTGATTGGGTGGAAGGAAATGGCCAGAATCGTTTGTTCAAGAACCGCTGCTTCTGGTTTACAGCATCCTTATGGCTTCGTAGCCCAAGGACCACCGACCAACTCTTTGGCAAAACTGAATGCGGACAAAAGCGTAATTGCTACCCAAATTGGAGTGTCCGATCCTTTAGGATTGTCGAAGAAAGCTGTAAATGAAGAAGCGATGGGTTTGCTGTATGGAACAGAATCGAATGTTTATAGAACTAACTTTGTTTGGAGTATTGACCAAGCGCCAGAGAGTGGAGCCATTGCCAGCTTCGATGTACCTTTCGGTATATTGAAACTTGGTGACCCCCAGAATTTGCAAAATATGCCCTTCGATCGCTTCGCCTATTGGAAAGGAGATGTTGAGCTGTGTTTTCAGCTAAACGCAACCCCCTTCCAACAAGGCCTTGCCGCTGCATATTTTATGCCTCTTGCGAGTTATGAATCCGAACTAGCGAATGTCACAACCAATGAATTCGTCTTCGTGCAACCAGATCAAAATGCAACGTATACACTCCCGATCCCATTTAAATATTTGAGATCAGTAAT